TTTGACTTTGGCCAGGACCATCCGCACCAGGCTCTTAAACGTAGAATGAAACCGGTACGCCTCCGGGCTGGCGTTTGCCAGTTCTTCGCCTGAATTTATGCCAGAATACCAACTCATGTTATTGTCCAGGCTCTTGGGATGGTCAGGTTCCTATGCCTAAAATATAATCGCACTCATCCTGCGTAATCAGTTTCGGCACATAACTTTGCACTTTTGCTTCATCAATTGCACCTGCATCATACCGGCTTTTGATGATGTTTTTCCAGTGTTCGCTCATAGCATGGCCTCCGCCAAATCTAATAATGCCGTTTCAATGTCACCTAATTTGTTAGGTATCACATCCGCACCTGCAAGCATCAATAGAGCCTGATATCTGCCGTTCAAATACTCCTGTGCAGTTGCCTGACTCCGGGCGTGTGCGGGTAACGGTATGCGGATACGAGCCTCATCATATTGCCATTGCTGATATGTTTGACTGTCTTCAGTGGTTCCGGTTGTTTCTGTGATGTTCCAATGCACCAGGACATCAACAGATCCGCCTTTAAATGATCCCCAATCCAATTCTACTTGTTCGGGTTGTGTGTTTTTTGTTACCATGTTAATTTCTCCTACGGAATAAATTCCAGACGGGCGCCAACACTCGGATAGACAGACGAGGCCGCGGCGTCCATCGCACGCAAAGAGCCGACCCCCGCCGAACCGGCATGATCCCAACGGCCCCCCGCAAGCAGGCACCCTGTTTGTGAGATTCCTGCTTTGTGGCTGTAGAAGTAATCAGTGAGGTAGGTTGATTCAGAACCTGATAGAGCGGATGGAATAAATGCTAATTTTAACGGATCAGAAAACACGAGGTCAGATGCATATCCGTGGCAGTAATTTCCTCCATCGGTTCCGGAAATGTTGCTGGTGCCGTTCAATGGCGTGACCCCTGATGTCTGTTCATAGTTCCCTGCTGTAAGAATTGCCGCCAGTGCTCCAGTTCCATCTCGTTTCATCACGTTATAGGCTGCATCAACGGAATTGAACCCGATAATAAATTTCCAGATGTTCCCCCACGGATTTTCTATTCCCCGGTAACATACGGCCTGCTGATCTGTCCCTCCTCCGGTTCCGTTCGTTCCCATGAGTGCGTTACCTTGACCGGTTGCAAGTGCTGTAGTGTTTTCTGCCTTGGTTCGACCCGGCGCAAGTGCTGATTGAGAATTGAATGATGCATACTCGATATAAAACAGGCTTCGTAACAGACATTGTGTCCAAAACGACTGAATGCCCCAATTAGTTCCGATTGAATTTGCGGCGGTTTCGAACTGTGCCATCGTACCTGACGTATCATGTCCTGTTAATGGTGCAACCCCGGATTTGCTCGTTAATTTTAATCCTGTCCATGATGTTGCATACCGGGTTGCAGTTGTTGCATCAGATGATACAGTTCCCCCGTTATTACTCGCTTCATATGCTCCAAGATACAATTTTGGTGATTTTACTCCGGTTCTGTCTCTTCGGTAAAATGCAGGGTGCCACACCGATGTTACGTATTTGGATTCAAACGGGACGGTTCCGAGTAATAATCCCTGATAATCACCCTCTCTGAATGAACCAGCATAACACCCCGGAATCTCAACCATACAATAGTCACTGGTCAGAGTGAGCCCGGTTCCCTTTGCATCGCTGCCATAGGTAGGAGTTCCGGCTGCATCAAGGGTACATCTGCGAATGTTGCCCCAAAGCGGATGTTTGTTGAATGATAATGGCGTTGGACTGATTGCATCTCCATTCTCATCAATTCTGGATAATGTAGGTGACGTAGAGGTTCTGTTCCACAAAACGCCATAAATCGGGGAGTCTGAATTATCTTCTATCAGAGGTTCCCATGGGTCTCGAAACATGATTACAACCCCGATACCGGACAGATCATCGCATACACGTTTGTAGACGATGCAGTTATCCGGATCTTGTTTCCTGCTTTCAGAACCAGTTTTGTGCTGTTTGCAACTCCGTTCTTTGATGCAATGGCGGTTGTTGGAAGTAACGGAAACAGATGCGTATTGCTCGAATTAGTAATCCATAATTCCACATTCGCGGCTGAAGATCCATTATTCGCAATGTGAATCAATAAACTCAATTCTCTGGTTTCACCGGAGTTGTTTATCAAGTCCTGCTCTGTGTCTGCCGTTGCAATCTGAACGATTGCCGGGTCAATGATTGATGCTGTCATGATCTCACCCAAAAATTAATGATGCTACTATCGGATCCATGCCTCCGCCACTTAACCCTGCCACAAGGTTTGCCCGGGTCATTCTCCGGTTTGCAGATGCTGATGTATCATAGATGAGAATCTCATCATTGTCTGCAATACTGGTTTCAGCTGGTGTTCCGTGAATGTCTATGGTTGTCAAGAACGCTGCTGAATGAGCTTCGTTCCCGTGGCTGTCTGGGGTTCGAGCATCAGAGAGACGGGAATCATCTCCGGCACACACTGATCCCGCTTCTGTGCCTACGTCCAAGTACGCAGCTCCACCAAGCCCCAACAGAGTTTTTATCTCTGCAATGGTTTTGACCGCCCAGGTGTTAGCTGCCGAAGAGACGAGAAAGAGGTTTGCTGCTGTTGCAAGAGTTTTCTGCAGGAAACTAGACGGACCGGTACCTGAATCAACGATTGAACCACCGGAAGTCCCGGAGAATGCGGGGAAGTTGCCATCTATTGAACTGGTAGGACCGGCAACCCCGCCTTCCGTGGTTGCTCCGATGACTGACCAATGTGATCCAACTGTTGCATGGTCTCCGGATGCAGTAGAATTTACTGAGCATATGATCAAATCCCCGACCGCTACTGATGGTCCGGATGCTCCGCCTATCTTTCCGGCTGCGGATACTTTGTACGTGTCTCCTGCATCTGCAGCCGGATAGTTTGGATTCGCTGAACAGTCGATAGCACCTTTGTATACCAGGGCATCCGCATCTATTGGATCTCCCCAAGTTACGTTAAAATTAGTTCCATCAACTTTCTTGATAATCTGGCCTTCTGTTCCACCTGAGGGTAAACCCCGGTTCCCAGCCGCCACATCACCGGAAGCCGTGCCTACATCCAGGTATGCAGCCGAACCAAGACCAAGTATTGTTTTTACTTCAGCCAGGGTTTTCTTAACAAATGCCCCTGCACCTGAAGCAACGAGCATATCATTTTCAGCAGTTGCCAGTGAGTGCAATATCCGGCCTTTTATCTGCGAGACAATTGTATTGTAGTCTGATGCATACAGTATGTCTTCGTCGTCGGTTTTTTCATCATCCCATGCCATGGTTTATGCCTTCTTTATCGTGATCAGTTTATCCCGCCGGGTTCCGCGTTCACGAAACGCAAAATTACCCAGGTATTTAGAATCAGGAACCGTTTCAATGGTGGAAATATAATCTAGCAAAGCGGTATGGGTTGACGTTTCACAATAGGTAGTTAAACCGCCGGAATCACCGAATACCGCCTGGCCAAAAACAGCGGTACCAAAAACGGCAGAAGTGCCCATGCAATACTATGTTGTCACAATATTATTTAGCTGCAACTTCAGGCAGTTTGTATATTGACCACGAACGATTAAAATTTACCGGCCTGTTTTAGTTGGTGTTCAACCGCTTCGCGGGCAACCTGCAGGATCTCTTCCATGGTCAGGCCAGCCGCTCGGGCTTTCTGCACAGTCTCAGCTCTGACCCGGATCGTGAGTGTGAGGGATTTGCCGGCCTCACGGTACACAAACGACCGGACCGACCTCCAGGACCTGTACCCGTTGTTGTCCTGAGGAAACCGTTTCCCGAGTTCCTGGGCGATCATACCGTTACTCATTTTCCCCGAGTTGTCACGAATAAACTGTTTCTCGTCCTCGCTGAACGGTTGGCCTGATGCCATTTAGTAATCCTCCGGGCCGCGTGAGGCTGAAATTGCGCATCGGCAGTTCGGATGTACGGGAATCGCCGGGCACTCGTCTATTTTGAAGATCTTGCCGTCCATGGCCTCACACCCATACACTACCGACCCGTCAGGCAGTTCGATCGGTGGCCCGTTCTCCTCGGTGCAGGTCCGGTCGTCATAACTGGTCAGCCATTTGACGTATTCGATCCCGACCTCACGGTATGACTCTTTCGCCCCCTCGTTGAGTGCATACATAGACTCTGTCCGGGCGATCATTTCCGCCCGGTTCTTGTCATACCCAAGATCAACGAGTTGGTCACGGATCGTCCATATGTCTACGCCCTGCGTCAACCCATCGGTTAAAACGCCCATCATTTTTTTTCGTGTGTCATCTACCAGCCCCTCAAAATACGACAGGTTCCGTTCAATCAGGGCAGCAAGGGCTTTTGGGTTTACCGGGACTTTAGGTTTTGACATGCTTTAGTTGCAGTTGTGCGAATTTCCCGCCCTGTTTTGTCGCGAGGGTCACGTATTTTTCTGCGAGCGGTCTGAATATGGTGGTAATGGCGTTGGTCTTGTATTCGTCGAGTTGTTCTCGCATCTGTTCCAGGTTGTCGGCATGTTCAACCATGAGATCAACCATGCCGGCCTGGTATTGTTTCATCGCGTTTTGCAGATCCCGGGCATATTTGTTTGAGATCCATTCTGATTGAGTCGGATCACGTTTTGTCTTCTTTGCCATGTAACCCCAGGGCTTTATTGAGGATCGTTTTCGCTGCTGATTCGTCGATCAGGTGTTCCGGGTCCATGTCGTTGCTGGCTATGGCGTCAACGACCAGCTGAGCTTTCTGCAGCATCTGGTCCTGGTTGCCTGACTCAAGTTCTGCCAGTTCAGCGTCGGTGAGCTCAGACAGGGCCAG